GAGCACCGTCAAGCTCTGCCACTAAGTTATTCTGCAACTCATCCGAGTCTAAGGTGTATCCTAACTTGGCAACCCCATACGGATTAAGAAACGCGTCCAGCGTTATCCGCTCATCCACACGAAGTTGATTAGTCTCTCTGTAACGATAGTTTATAACCTTCTCTGCTGCTTGGGCATAGCTAAGACTCTGCGGATCATCTTCCGTTAGCTTTGTCGCTGCCTGCCTATTCTGGGGATAGACTTTAAACATCGGAGCCCGATCAAGCATATTAGATATGGACTGATCAATCCACCCAAAGATCAAACCACTCTTAGTCCGCCTAATATGCTCTTCGCTGAACTCCTCCCCCTCAGTCTCTTCTCTATCCGTAGTAGACTCATTAAAATACTGACGCTGCAAAACCTTGCAAGCATCAAACATGGGACGCGCCTTCTTTTGGCTATAGGCAATCTGTCCCTGCCAGTATTTTACGCGTTCTTCTTCAGTTTCAGGATACATATACCCCACTCATTATTATCCTACAGCCGTTTCTTCCCAGTCATCATCCAATGGACTCTTCTCTGGAAAAGGAACAACTATAGCACCTAAGTAAGCTCCGCGCCGTCTGCGCTTTCTTCCATTCTGCTCAACATAGTCGTTGAAAGTTGGAGCCGTGACTTCTAATTTAAATTCACCCTCATCTACTGGATCAAGCCCACGAGCGGCAAGTAACTTATCAAGCTGCATACCGACAAGAGCTAAAGTGTCAACCTGATCATCATGCTTCCCATTAGGAAACTTTACAAGCTCGTATTTAAGTTCACCGAGCCACGGCGCATCAGCGGGAACATGCACATACCCCATCTGAATAGCACCAGCTATAGAACCCGCCCTCTGCGGTGAGTCCTTACGCCCCTTACCCATTATAGAAACATCAACACAACTTGTCCACGCTCCAACTTCTTTGCGCGCTTTCGTAAGAATCGGCCCGATTGCTTTCTGCATATGAACCTTCTCAAAGAACCACTGAAGAGGCTCATGCACAAGCATCAAGTCAACACAGCTGGCAACCCCATCTAAAATGTTTGATTGCTTACGCCACAAGTCAAGAAGCCAGATGTGACCCTTGTCACACACGCCAAAGACAAGATGTACAGTGTAATCTCCACTACCTTCTGAAAGGGCAAAATCACTCGCCCCGTAAACCGTTAGATTATCCGGTAGCTCAGACAAGTGATAAGGTCGAAGGTCTTCCGGCTTAAACAGATCCCCCTCATCGGAGAAGGGTTTCTGCTGATGAACAGCCATAAAGATATTCGGATTTCTTTTCCGAAGCTGTTCCAGCTCATCTTTTGTTCGTCTATTCGGACCGTCCGGAAGAAGCGGCTCTCCCTCAGCTCTTCCCAGAGGGTCATCCTCCTCCGCGATGGACGGAACCTTAACTATGTCCCACTCCTCCTCACCAAGCTCCGTTAGCTGTTCTATCCGCCCACCGAGGTCGTCATCATGCCAACGCTGCATAATCAGAACGACAGAACCGGGACCATCCTTGTAACTCCTAAGCCTGTTAAGAAGAACACCTGCATACCAGTCCCAAACCATTCTGCGCTGGTTGTCCGAAAGAGCACTCTCATAAGACTTAAATGGGTCATCAATTATAGCTATGTGCCCGTGGAACCCGATAAGACCGCCACCTACACCTTCCGCTTTATACTCTCCCCCTTGATTCGTCTTCCACTCAGCCATAGCAGTAGCATCATCAGCAAGTGTGACATCGGGAAAAAGAAGACTATAACTTGGGTGCTGTAGGAAGTTTCGTACATTTCGCCCGAAGCTCTTAGCTAATGCTTCATCATAGCTAGTCTCAATGAACTCCATCGTAGGGTTGCGCCCAAAGAACCAACTTGGAAAGAACTCACTCGCGAGGCGGGACTTGCCAATAGCTGGTGGAACAAAGATAGCAAGCCGCCTAAGCCTACCGGCCTCCACATCCTCCAGCTTACGAGCAATCAACTTATGTATTTCATATGGCTCGTAGGAAGGATCCATGAACTTGCAAAACTCAATCAAGCTTTTTTTGGCTGCTTGCCTTCTTGCAAGTTCCTCTGCCGCACCGCGGATTGTGAGACCCCCGTTACTCATCAGCCTCGGTGCTTTCTGGAGCCGCCTCGGAAAGTGCTTCCATTACCAAAGAGTGATCTTCTGGAGAAAGTTCACGGAACTCTGCTTCGATTGCTTCTGGCACAGCAGCTGCCGAGTTCAAAGCCTCTATCAACTTATCCGTGCTAGCTTGGTCCACACTATGGACATGCTGCTGTTCCACTTCTCGCCGCTCTGTATAACCGCGATCTTTCCCCAGTGTTTGGAGAACTTTCCAGCTGTACGCCAAGTTCCCCTCGTCAACTGCCTGAAACACATTATCTTCAGCTGTGTCTACGACTTTCTCACGAGCCTCATTAAAGACTTCTCTGAGACGGGGATTCCGCCCAATGTGATGACGAACAGCGGCCCCACTCCCAAGACCAACCTTCTCCGCCACTTTAGACAGAATCCCGCGACATTCCACAATAGCCTCAGCTATGTCGTTCTCTCGTGCCCGTTCCTGCTCACGAATAGCCTGCTTTACTTCAACATCCTGTTTCGCTCTCGCAGAGATAGCTGGAGCACTGCAACCTACAATATTAGCTGCTTGCTCCATTGTCCGTGTGTCAGTAAGAGCACGGATTATAACGGAGCTGTCTATCTCTCTTCTGCGTCCCTGCCTACCCGCTGGCATTATCTATACCTCGCAGTTTTCTTTGCAATTCTCTTGGGCTGCTTGCTGACTTGCTTGCCCTTCTTTGTGTCAGCTCTCTTTTTCCTACTTGTGGCGGCATACTCAGACGCAGACAGGGATTTGATTGCAGCACTGGGAAGATACCGTTCTCCTGTGGCTTTCTTTCCCTGTGTAGAGGGCTTACCACTTTTTGTACGCCACTTTTGTTTTGTCCAGTTTTTTAGACTTTTTTGGCTTTTCTTTAACGCCAATTTGAACGTGCTCTCTTTTGTGCCATTTTTGATAAATCGTTATAGCTATAAAGGCGAGTACTAGAAGAGCTATGTTTGCCGCCAGAGTGTACAGAACCGTTTGGCATACGATGAGTTTTACCGGTAAAGACACTTCCATCTTTCTTATAGTGCCGTCGTCCTGCCATTAGTTTTTATACCCCCCACCTGCAGCTTTGTATTGCTTAGCTAACATCTGGGCTTTTCGTGCACTCCACTGCCCTGCCTTACCGCCCTTGCTTCCCGCTTTGATCTTATTAAAGAGCCTTTTACGCATAGTCGGTTTTGTGTAATTCCCCGCCTCGTTGACTCTTGACCTACTCTTTGCTTTTGCTTTTGCCATAGCATTAGGGTACGGAAGAGAGATGTGTTAAGCTGTGTGCAGGGCTGGATGTAGGGCACAACTCATCGTCACCTCTCCTCCGGCCCGACGAACGTAGGAGCTTGATAGTCTTAGCTACCTCTCCCGATGTTTGCCGCCCAAGAAGCCTACTGGTGTTCCCCCTGCGAACTTCCCGGTGCGCGGCCCATATTTTCTTAATAGACATAGGGGGAAGATAAGACTCTACCGTGGGCTTGTCAAAGGATACTTTTAGTTTTTCTCGGAGGAAAACAGAGGAGAAAAGATCTAAGTTTGAAAATTAGGTGGGAATTTTGGAAGCGTTGATATTTACACAAACGCGAGCCGCGGGGGATGCCGTTTCGAGCTGGTGGTTGGATGACCAGACTAGTAGGGTCGGATATAAAACTATATTAGGCAAAAACAGTCCTGATAGGCGTAGAAACTAGCCAGAAACAAGGCAAGAAAAAAATATTTTTTCGGCAAGGTAGACGGTCAAATAATCCGCTCTCAGGTCGATTCTATACTTTTATTTTTCCCTAGATCATTATAGGCGACAAGGCATACTCGGCACCACAAAATTTTTTTAATATTTTCCCTTGACAAAGAAAAGGCACCTGTTTAGATTACCCTGTGTAGTTGATGTTTTGGTCTTTGACAATAGAATATAGGTAGGCACTAGGCATCCAATCCAATAAAAGATAGGATATGAGATGGATAATCAAAGTATGCCAAAAGAGTACCTAATCGAATACCGTTGCAAGGCGATTGATTGCCGAGTCTCAGTGATTAACGCGGATCAATTGACTAGCGAAGAAATCCAAACGCTAGCGGATCGCGAAATCCGGAGACAGATTGCGGAGAAAACTAGACGATCTGCCAACAAAATAAACGGCGAGTCGACAAAGTTTTTTAACGCTGCAAAGAGAGAAACGCAGGTCTCTCCGGATCTAACGCCGGTATTCGATGTTAAAGAGCACATGCAACCGACCGAACGGGAGACGGTTGCAAAGAAGAATGCCGAGAATGCCAGACTAGCGGATCTTATGCGCAGGTTTGCCGCTGGCGAATTGACACAAGAGCAGATGCTCGCAGAAATGAACAACCAGTAATTTAACCCTTGCCTAGTTGCCTACCTTATTCTATTGTCTCACATTTAAATAGGAGTTTTTAGATGTTCGATCTAGTTTTGTTCCTTGTTACTTGTTGGGCCATTCAATACCTCTGGACGGAGAAATAAAAAATGAGAGATGACATAAAAAGAACTTTAAAAATCACACAGAACTGCGCAATAAAAACGCACAATATGCTAGCATATATCAGCAATGAGTTTCCTCTTTATTCGGAATTAGCTGACATGGAAAAAGAGAAGTATAAAGATCTAAGCATTAAAATAGCTCAATGTCGTTTTGCATTAGATTTAATTACAGACGCACTAGTCAAAATAGAATTAGAAGGCTAGACAATCGGAGGGGAGTCTGGATGATCCCCTCCAAACTAGAAAGGAAAAAAGATGAAACACAAGAAAGCAATAATAAGAACTATTCACCTTTTACAAGAGTTGTGTTATAGAGACGTGACAGTGTTAAACCTATTAGGCGACCTTCTGAGGTACATAGATGATGAGGA